GAATCGTAGCCGCAGCAAATGTGGCAAAAAACGGACCGTACCCGTCAAAAGGCGGTTCCGAGGAAATCCTGACCGTTGCTCGTTCGCGCATGACGATGGCAATTTCAGCGTTTTCCCAAACCCGGGAAGACGAACTCGACGACCTGCGGTTCTATGCAGGCTCCCCAGATAACCAGTGGCAGTGGCCCGCTGATGTGCTCCAGACTCGTGGTGCCGTGCAGGGTCAAACGATCAATGCTCGCCCTTGCCTGACCATCAACAAGCTGCCGCAGCACGTTCATCAAGTGACGAACGAGCAGCGCATGAATCGTCCCGGCATCAAAGTGATCCCGGCTGACGACAAGGCAGATGTTGACGTGGCCGATGTGTTCAACGGCGTGATTCGTCACATCGAGTACATCTCCGATGCTGACGTGGCCTACGACACAGCCTGCGAAAACCAAGTGTCTTATGGCGAAGGCTACATCCGTCTGCTGACCGAATACTGCGACGAAAAGACATTCGATCAGGACATTAAGATCGCCCGCATTCGCAACAGTTTCAGCGTCTACATGGACCCCATGATCCAAGACCCCACGGGCGCAGACGCCCGTTGGTGCTTTGTCACGGAAGACCTGACCAAAGCTGAATATGAGCGCATGTACCCCGATGCAGCGCCGATCAGCACACTCATGAGCCTTGGTGTGGGTGATCAGTCCATCGCACAGTGGATCGGTGAGAACACCATCCGCATCGCCGAGTATTTCTACATCGAGTACGAGAAGCAGATGCTCAACCTGTACCCCGGCAACCAGACTGCGTTCACGGGCACACCCGAGGACAAAACCCTGCGCATGATGTTCGGTAAACCTTTGCGCAGCCGCGAAGCCGATCGCAAAAAGGTCAAGTGGTGCAAGATCAACGGCTACGACATCCTCGAAGAACGCGAGTGGGCCGGTGCATTCATACCTGTGGTGCGCGTGGTTGGCAACGAGTTTGAGGTTGACGGCCAGATGTACGTGTCGGGCTTGGTGCGCAATGCCAAGGATGCCCAGCGCATGTACAACTACTGGGTATCGCAGGAAGCTGAAATGCTGGCGCTGGCCCCCAAAGCCCCGTTCATTGGATACGGTGGTCAGTTTGAGGGCTATGAGCAGCAATGGAAGACTGCCAACACAAACAATTGGCCTTACCTTGAGGTCAACCCAGACGTTACAGACGGTCAGGGCGCTGTGTTGCCACTACCCCAGCGGGCACAGCCTCCAATGGCATCCAGCGGCCTCCTGCAAGCCAAGGCAGGCGCTGCCGAAGACATCAAGTCGGCCACCGGTCAATACAACGCATCGCTGGGCATGACCAGCAACGAGCGTTCTGGCAAGGCCATCTTGGCCCGCCAGCGCGAAGGCGACATCGGCACCTACCACTACGTTGACAACTTGGCCCGTGCGATTCGTCACATTGGTCGTCAACTCGTGGACCTGATCCCCAAGATTTACGACACTGAACGCATTGCCCGCATCATTGGTGAAGATGGTGAGCCATCAACCGTCAAGATGAACCCAGCGCAGGAAGAACCCGTCAAGCGGATCGTGAACCAAGAGGGTGTGCTGATTGAGAAAATCTACAACCCCGCTGTTGGCAAGTACGATGTGCGCGTGATCACCGGCCCCGGCTACGCCACCAAGCGTCAAGAGGCTTTGGAGAGCATGGCCCAGTTGCTGCAAGGCAACCCACAGTTGTGGCAAGTTGCTGGCGACCTGTTCGTCAAAAACATGGACTGGCCCGGTGCCCAAGACCTTGCCAAGCGGTTCAAGAAAACCATCGACCCCAAAGTGTTGGCCGACGAAGACGACCCAGCCCTTGCCGCTGCCAATCAGCAGATGGAAGCGATGGCCGCTGAGATGGAAAACATGTTCAACATGCTCCAGAACGTCAACAAGAGCATGGAAGCCCGTGATCTGGAGATCAAGGAGTTTGAGGCTCAGGTCAAGGCGTACTCTGCTGAGACACAGCGCATTAGCGCGGTGCAAGCTGGAATGTCGCCCGAGCAGATTCAGGACATCGTGATGGGCACGATTGCCGCAGCGATGGACACGGGTGATTTGGTTGGCGGTATGCCGCAGATGCAGCCTGAGATGCCGCAGATGCCCGAGCAGCAGATGCAGCCTGAGATGCCGCAGGGTCAAACGCCACCTGAAGGGATGATGTAATGAGTTGCGCTGATTTCATGGGTGAGTTGTTCTTGGCACGGGATGTGGCCCATTCCGTTCACCTCAACACTCGGTCTTACTCGAAGCACAAAGCGTTGGGTCACTTCTACGAAGATGTGCTGGATGCTGCCGACAAGTTTGCCGAAGCATACCAAGGCCGTCATGGTCTAATTGGCCCCATCTCGTTGAAGTCGGCCCGCAAGGATGGTGCAATCTTGCCGTTCTTGGAAGACTCGCTGGCCTACATCGAGGAAAACCGGTACAAGGTCTGTGGCAAGACCGACACGACATTGCAGAACATCATTGACGAGATCATTGCTGTTTACCTGTCGGTGATTTACAAACTGAAATTTTTGGCATAAGGAGCAACCATGTCGTCCATGTATTCTCAAATCAGCGCCACCGCGCAAATCAAACCAATGGCTGCAAAGCTGAAGGGTCTTTTTGTGAGTGCTGCGTCCAGCACTCCAACAATCACTGTGTACGACTCCCCGGATTCGGATAACACCGATCCCAAGATTCTTGACACATTTACACCAGTTGCCGGTGTCAACTACAACTTCTTTGATGGCCTGTATGCCAATAAAGGGCTGTACGTTGTTATTTCCGGCACGGTATCATGCACCATTGCATACGAATAACAATTCGTGTGTAATACCAACTGTACCGGCCCAGTAGACCGGGAACTCACACGAGTTACAAATGACTGATGAAGTCCAAAACCTAGCGGAAGTAGACTCCGCGCCAGCACCCGAAGTGACGGCCACATCGGACAATGCACAAAATCTGCCGGAAGTCGCTGACCAGAGTAACGAGACACCCGAGGAGAAGAAATTCTCTCAAGCTGAACTCGATTCGATGATCGGCAAGCGCCTCGCAAGAGAACAGCGCAAATGGGAACGTGAGCAGCAGGCCAAGCAAGCAGAAATGCAAGTGCGGCAGTCGGTGCCCAAGGAACTCCCGCCTGTGGATCAATTTGAGTCCCCTGAAGCCTATGCGGAAGCACTGGCCGTCAAGCGGGCCGAGGAGATGCTCCACCAGCGTGAACTCCAGAAGCAAAAAGCAGCGATTGAAGACAGCTACGCAGAACGTGAAGAAGAAGTTCGGAACAAGTACGACGACTTTGAACAAGTCGCCTACAACCCGCAGCTTCGAGTCACCGATGTGATGGCCGAAACAATCAAAAGTTCCGACATTGGACCTGATCTAGCCTATTGGCTGGGCAGCAATCCTAAAGAAGCTGAACGCATTTCTCGTCTGTCGCCGCTATTGCAAGCGCGAGAAATCGGAAAGATTGAGGCTAAGATAACTGCCGAACCTTTCCAAAAGAAAACTTCGTCTGCGCCAGAACCGATTCGTCCGGTGACCGCACGAGCAACAAACCCCGGTGTCACTGACACCACCGATCCTCGGTCTGTTAAGACGCTGAGTACATCGGACTGGATTGCTGCCGAGCGTCAACGACAACTCGACAAGGCACGGGCACTTCGCAACCGCTAATTTAGGAAATCATCATGAGTAACTCGCTCTTAACCATTGACATGATCACCCGCAAGTCTCTCGAAATTCTTGAGAACAACTTGGTGATCACCCGCAACGTGAACCGTCAGTACGACGACAGCTTCGCTGTCAACGGTGCCAAGATTGGTTCTACACTGCGCATCCGTTTGCCCGACCGCGCTTTGGTCACTGACGGTGCCGCCCTGCAAGTTCAGGACGACAACGAACAGTTCACCACTCTGACTGTCTCCAGCCAGAAGCACATCGGCATCAACTTCACATCCGCTGAATTGACCATGCAGTTGGACGACTTCGCAGAGCGTGTCTTGAAGCCACGTATCAGCCAGTTGGCCTCCACTGTGGACGCTGACGTTGCGAACGCATACAAGCTGATCGGTAACAGCGTCGGTACCCCCGGCTCTGCCCCATCGACTGCTTTGGTGCTGTTGCAAGCCCAGCAGAAGCTGAACGAGAACGCCGCCACAATGTCGCCTCGTTACGCTACCGTGAACCCTGCCGCCAACGCTGCGTTGGTCAACGGTTTGGCTGGTTTTTTCAACCCCACAGATGTCATCTCTCGCCAGTTCAAGAACGGCATGATGGGTGAACAAGTGTTGGGTTAC